GCCGACGTTCTGCTCCGGGGAGTGGAAGCGGGATGTCGTTCGCCGCTACCTTCGACAACAGGGCGTGGACGCGTGCGTCATGTGGCTGGGCTACTCGCTGGACGAGATGCGCCGGATGCACATGAGCCGGCGGCAGTGGATCGACAACCAGTTCCCCCTCATCGACCCGCTCCGCTGGCGTGTACAGGTGTGCGAGCAGGTGGTGGAAGAGGAGGGGTTGCCGCCCCCGCCGAAGTCCGCCTGCTGGTGCTGCCCGCATTGGAAGCGGCGGCAGTGGAAGGAGATGCGGGACAACAGCCCGAACGACTTCGCCAAGGCGTGCGAACTGGACGAGGCGGTCAGGGCGAAGGATGGCCGGGGCGGCGTCTACCTGTACGAAGGCCGTGTGCCGCTGGCGTTGGCGGACTTGGACACACCGGAACGGGAGGAACCCAACCTGTTCACGGCCTGCGAGAGCGGGCACTGCTGGACGTGACCCATGCCGCCGGCCAACTTCCTGAATCTCCCCGACTGGGAAGTGGTGGATGTGAAGGAGTCCCCCACCGACTACCACGTCACGGCCACCATCGGTCTCGAACCGAAGGGGTGTCCGCACTGCCGCACGCTGTTCGAGAAGCTGCACCGCCACGGGACTTACGAGCAGGACATCGCCGACCTGCCGAGCCACGGCAAGCGGGTGACGATCCACCTGAAGCGGAAGCGATACCGCTGCCAGAACTGCGGCAAGACGCTCCTGCAACCGCTCCTGTACGTGGACGAGCGACGGCAGATAACCTCCCGGCTGGCCCTGTGGGTCGGGGAGCAGAGCATCGTTCGCACCTTCGCCAGCGTGGCTCAGGACGCCGGGTTGGACGAGAAGATGGTGCGGCTGTTGTTCGACCAGCGGGTGAAGCACTTGGAGGAGACGACCCGGTTCATCACCCCGGAGTGGCTGGGGATCGACGAGCTTCATCTGCTCGGCAAGGCCCGGTGAGTGCTGACCAACCCGGCGGAACGGACGATCATCGGCGTGCTGGATGACCGCACCAAGAAGACGGTGCTGGCCCACTTCGAGCAGATGCCCGACCGGGACAAGGTGAAGGTCGTGACGGCGGACATGGCCCGCACCTACGCCGACGTGGTGCGGGCGACCATTCCCCACGCTGCCGTGGTCGTGGACAAGTTCCACGTCGTCCGCATGGCGTCGGTGGCGATGGAGACCGTCCGCAAGTCGCAGCGGGGCCAGTTGGAGGCCAAGTTCCGCCGCAAGCTGATGCACGACCGCTTCATCCTGCTGAGCCGGCCCCACGACCTGCGGGACGACCAGAAGGCCACGATGGAGAGTTGGTTCCAGCAGTTCCCCACGCTGGCCGAGGCGTACCGGCTCAAGGAAGCCTTCTACCGCATCTACGACGAACCCGACCGTGCCGCCGCCGTCGAGGCTTACGGCGAGTGGGAGCGGAGCGTGAAGGGCGTCGAACTGACCACGGCGTTCCGCCCGTTGCTGACCGCCATGCGGGACTGGCAGACCGAGGTGTTCGCTTACTGGGAGTACCCCGTGACCAACGCCATCACCGAGACGCTGAACGGCATCGCCAAGGCCATCGCCCGCAACGGTCGGGGGTACAGCTTCAGGGCTATCCGGGCCAAGATGCTGTTCACCCCGACGCTGCACAAGCTGCCGCCGACGCCCCGCCAGTCGGGCAAGCGGGGGAGCCTGTTGCCGGCGTACATACCCCCGGAACCCGTCCTTGGAACCGACGTGGATGCGCTGCTCGCCGGCCTGTTGGAAGAGGCTGGCCGGCGGGAGCGGCCCACAGGCCGGCGATAGTCGAACGGTGCTACTCGTCATCCTTGGTTTCCAACAGCGGTTTCCGGATAGCCAAGTTTTTCATGTGCGCCGTGGCTTCGTCGCCCGAGTGCGGTGCCGGCTGATCGACTGGTGTGGGGGTCGGGAAGAATGGGCCACCGCTCGCCATGACGGGCGACCCGTGGCCTTTTACACCCCGGCCGCCGGCATCGAGATCGTTGCGGCACACCCGGTGCAACTCGTTACCGTCACGGATAAGGAGCCTTGGCGGGGCAACCGACGCGGTGAGGCGTTGCACGCGTGGTGGCCGGACGACGAATACGAGCGCGACGAGCCGGCTGACCTGCCGTCGATCATCCCGCCGACGGTGTTCGGCCTCATCGAGGGGGCCGTGGAGAGTGGGGGGATTTGGAAGTGCTTCCCCACCCGTTTCGCCGCGATGACGGCGCTGTCCGATGCCGTCATCGCGTGGGCGAAGGCTCAGCCCCGCACGATCGAGGAGATCAACAGCCAGGTACTGAACCGCATCGTCCGACGGCACCTCCGGCCCCCGTCGGTCTCCTGACCCCGCCTATCTATAGCCGCCCTGCTATAGATAGGCGAAACTTCCCGAAAACACGTCTCCAACCGACTCCGCGAATCCCGTGCCCGCGTCATAGTGGACAGACACCCACCACGACGAGGTCGCCCGGATGGCCGACGCCACCGACCTGAGCGAGACGATCGCCGAAGAGGCCGTCTCGCCCGCGAGCAGTTCCAGCGACGGCCAGGCGTCCGCCGGCCGGTCCATCTCCGAACTGATCGAAGCGGACCAGTACCTGGCGGCGAAGGCCGCGGCGGCTCAACGCCGGCGGGGCATCGTCTTCACCCAACTCATCCCGCCCGGCACGCTGCCGGACTGCGGGGCACCGGGGCCGTTCGGCGGCGGGGTGTGCGGATGACCGAGGCCCCCCGCCGCTTCGTCTGCCGAGTTCAGATCCGGCAAGGTCGCCCGCCGATGGCGGACTGCCCCGCCGGCAAAGAACTTCGGCCGGAGCCGGCGAAGCCGCTCACCGACCCGCGGTCGCTGCGGGCGGTGCCGAAGGTGCCACTGACCACCAAGGGGGCGAACGGATGAATCCGACCAAGTTCCCCGAGCAGAACGCGACGCTCGCCGAGGACCAACCCGAGTACCTGCCCCTGCCGGTGTATCGGGCACCTGACGGCCTGGTGGTGAGTTGCTGGACGCTCACCCTCCGGGAGCGGCTGAAGCTGCTGTTCACCGGGCGCCTGTGGCTGATGCAGTTGACGTTCAACGAGCCGCTGCAACCGCAGTCGCCGACCGTGAGTTACCCGTTCACCCCGCAGACCGTTCCCGTGGGGTCCGCGTGACCCGTGTCGCCCCAGCCGCGTTCGCCGGTGGCTCCCGCCCGATGGGCGAGGCCGGCGGTCGCGTCACGGCCCGATACGAGAACGCCGTCACCACCCCGGAGAACGCCCGCAACTGGATCGGGGCCGACTACCTCAGCGCGAAGAGCGCGAACAGCTTCGGCGTCCGCCGCACCTTGCGGATCCGTTCGCGTCACGAGGTGAGCAACAACCCGTTCCTGTTCGGCATCGCCCACAGCAACGCGAACGACCTGATCGGCGACGACGGGCCGACGCTTCAGGTGCGGACGACGAGCGCGGGGTACAACCGGGCCGTGGAACGCTGCTGGCAGGCGTGGTGGGGCGAGGTGGAGGGCGTCGAGAAACTCCGCACCACCAAGCTGGCGAAGACGGTGGACGGCGAAGGGTTCCAGGTGTTGAAGACGGTCGACGACCTGGAACACCCGGTCAAGCTGTTCCCGTGCGACCTGGAAGCGGATCAGGTGACGACGCCGGCCCCGGTGAACCTCACCGACCTGTGGGTGGACGGGATCGACCTTCACCCGGTCAGCGGTCGGCCGAAGAGTTACCACGTGCTGAAGTCGCACCCCGGCGACTTCTTCTTCCCGAACCTGAACCCGCTGGCGGTGGACAAAGTTCCCGCCCGGTGGGTGATCCACTGGTTCCAGAAGTCGCGGCCCGGCCAGGTGCGGGGGGTGCCGACGTTCACCCCGAGCCTTGATCTGTTCACGGAGTTGCGGGCGTTCCGGAAGGCGGTGCTCACCAATGCACAGGTCGCCGCCAGCTTCACCGCCCTGATCGAGTCGGAGGCCCCGGCACAGAACGAACCCGACGTGGAGTACCAGCCGTTCAAGCGGGTGCCGATCAACCACGGCATGATGACCATGCTTCCGGCCCGGACGAGGATGGCCGGCTTCGACCCGAAGCAGCCGCAGACCACTTACGAGATGTTCCAGGAGAAGTGCCTCGGCGAGGCGTGCCGGCCGCTCAACTACCCGTTGAACCTGGCCCTCGGCACCTCGCAGAAGTTCAACTTCTCGTCGTCGAAGCTGGACCACATCAACTACCGCAACGGCCTGACCGTGGAACGCGGCCAGTGCACCCGGGCGGTGTTGGAGCCGATGTTCCGGGCGTGGTTCGAAGAGGCGGTGTTGAGCGGGGCCATCCCCGTGTGGGAAGGCGGGCTGAACCCGCCGCCGCACGAATGGCACTGGCCGGGATTCGAGAGCATCGACCCGCTGAACGACGCGAACGCGGACGCCGCCCAACTGGCCGGCGGGCAGCAGACCTGGCAGGAGTTCTGGGCACGTCGCGGCAAGGACTGGAAGGACGTGATGAATCAGCAGGCGATCGAGCGCGACGAGATCGAACGCCTCGGCATCACATTCGGCGAGCCGGTGAAGCAGACCGTCAGCCGGACGGACGAGGGCGACGACACCGACCCGAACAAGCCGGCGAAGGCCCGGTAACGCCGAGGGTTCACGGCCGTGAAGGACGCCAACGGCCGGGAGCACGACGAGGACGGCAAGTTCGGCGAGGGCGGCGGTGGTGGTGGTGACAGCAAGGAGAAGTCCGAGCACCACCGCGAGAAGGCGAAGGAAGCCCACCGCACCGCCGACGAGCACCACGAGCAGGCCCACGACGCCGCACGGGAAGGCGACCACGACGCCGCAGCGGTCCACCGGGAAGCGGCGAAAACCACCCGCGAGGTGGCCCACGCCCACGAGCAGTTGGGCGAGGCCCACGAGCGACACGGCCGCGAGACGGAGCAACTGAAGAAGGAGCAGGCGAAGCGGAAGGAGGAAGCCGACCGCCAGGTGGGCGAGGCCGAGAAGCGGGTCGAAGAGGCGAAGGCCAAAGAGCAGGCCGCCGAGCCGAAGGTGGAAGACCTGAAGAAGGGCGGCGACCCGAAGGCCCGCGTCGAGGAACTGGAAAAGCAACTGGCCGACAGCAAGAAGCGGCCGAAGGAGGCCGAGTCGTGAAACGCTACCAAGCCCGTGGCGAGTGGCGACACCCGACCTTCACCGCCGCCGACCCCCAGACCTTCCGCCTGACCGCCGGCGGCGTCGCCAGCATCAAGGCGGCCGACGGCACCGGCGAGGACGGCAAGCCGAAGCTCGGGTCGTTCAGCGGGGTGGCGTACACCGGGGCGGTGATGAATCCGGGCGGGTGGCACGGGGCCATCATCTGCGACCTGGCCGGGATCAAGGTGTCGAAGCCGCAACGCCCCGTCTTCCGCCAGCACGACGAACAGCAGATCGTCGGGCACACCGGCGTGACGGTGACGGACAAAGGCGTCGAGATCGACGGCGTGTTCAGCGGCCAGAAGGAGCACGTGGAGACGGTGACGGTGCCGGCCGGCAACGGCTTCCAGTGGGAACTGTCGATCGGCGCCGAACCGCTCCGCACGGAGTTCCTCGAATCGGGCAAGACGGCGACCGTGAACGGCCGCGAGGTCCACGGCCCGCTGACGATCAGCCGTGAGACCGAACTGAAAGAGATCTCTTTCGTCCCGCTGGGTGCCGACGGGAACACCTCGGCCACCGTCAGCGCATCCAGAGGAGGGCAGACCGTGAAGAAGATTTACAAGGCTCGCTTGACGAAGGCCCTGAAGGCCGGCCTGTTCAAGGGCGGCAAGTACACCGCCGACGACATCGAGAAGATGTCCGAGGAGGAAGCCAAGTCCGCACTCCAGAAGTGCATGGACGACGACACCGACACCACCGCGGCCGACGACGACGACAAGAAGAAGGTGGACGGTGAGGACGACGACGAGGACGACGACGAAGACGAGAAGAAGAAGCCCGACGCGAAGGCCGCGGCCAAGAAGTTCGCCGCCGAGTACCGCTCCGCGGTGGTCGCCGAGAACAAGCGGATCGGGGCCATCCAGGGCCACGACTACGCCCGCAAGTTCCCCGAGATCACCGCCAAGGCGATTGAGGAAGAGTGGACGACGGACAAGGCCGAGGCGGAGTTCAACAAGGCCGAGTTGACCCGCATCCGGGCGAGCCGGCCGGGGCCGCTCACCGGCGGGCCGATCTGCTACGTGGCCGGCAAGCCGGAGATGAACGAGCCGGTGTTGGAGGCGGCGTGCCTGCACGCCTTCCGCCACTCGATGAAGCTCGAAGACGACGACTTCTACCACGAGACCGCCCCGGACGGGAAGACACGGATCCGGCGGGTGCCGCACTACCTGCAAGCCGAAGCCCAGAAGGACTTCAAGACGCGGTACACCGATCAGGCTCGTCAGTACGCACACGACCTGTTCGCCAATAGTTCGAACCCGAACTACGTCGGCCAGTTCGGCTTGAAGCCGATGCTGACGGCCGCCGGCCGCGGGGCCGGCATTCAGGGGCGGATCGACCTGACCGGCGAGACCGGCGTGCGGGACTTCCTCGCCGATTGGGGCGAGGGGCTGAAGGAGCGGCGGCGGATCCAGGCCGAAGGGGCCAGCACCATCAGCATCAGCAACGTGCTGGCCAACGTGATGAACAAGTTCGCCTTCCAGGGCTACCTGTTCACCGAGCAGGCGTGGCGGAAGGTCTTCGGCATCCGCCCGACGAACGACTTCAAGCCGACCAAGGGCATCAACCTGCTCGGCGACGTGATGTACAAGATCATCGGCCCGACCGGGGAGATTGAGACGGCCAGCCTCGGCGATCAGGCGTTCGCCAACCAGGCGCAGCCGTTCGCCCGCTCGCTCACGATCCCGTGGACGCACATCGTCAACGACGACCTGAGCATCCTTTCCACCGCCCCCCAGAAGATGGGCCAGGGGGCCGGGCTGGCCATCAATGACACCGGCTGGACGCTGTGGAAGAACATGATCGCCGGCACGGTGAACGGGGACGACGGCGTGTCCTTCTGGCGGACCACAAGCGTCGTGACCAACGCGGCGATGAAGGCCGGCACCGCGTACAAGCCGAACAAGTTGACCGGGGCCGGGTCGGCGTTCGGCGACGCCGGGCTGAAGGCATGCCGCGCGGCCTTCGACAACCAGATCGACCCGAACGGCAACCCGCTCGGGTACGAGGGTATGCGGCCGATCGTCCTTCACGGCCCCACCCTGTGGCGGGACGTGACCGCCCAGGCGCAGGCCCCGACCATCGTGTACGGCGGGGGCACCGCGGCCAACGCCCCAAACCAGAACGTGTGGTCCGGCACCTACGAGCCGGTGATGAGCCGGTACGTCGAAAGCGCCAACTACGGGAACACCACCACCGGGTGGTGGATGCTGTTCGACCCGGCGGCCCTTCCGGTGGTGGAGTTCGCGTTCCTGAACGGGGTGGACACCCCGGCCGTGTTGCAGGCCGGCCCCGACTACCAGTTCGAACGGCCCGGCATCACCATCCGCGGCACCATCGGGTTCGGGGCGAACGCTCAGAACTTTCGTGGGGGTGTCTACAACGTCGGCGCCTGACGGTCAGCAAACCGGGGTCGGCGGTGTGTACTTCCGACCCGCTTTGAGTTCCTCGATCAGGCTCAAAAGGAGTTCGACCTGGCGGTCTGGCAGACGCGATCCCCGCTCTCCCAACTTCGTCTCCGTGGGCGTCTTGCCCACGCGAGTTCGGAGGGTGCTTTCGTGCAGCAGCACGATGCAGCGTCGCCACACCACGAAGTCTCGCCGCTTCTTCAGTTGGAGCGGAAAGCGGTCGAAGTGTGGCACGACAACGGTGGCGAGGTCGGCGATCCGGTTGACCTCCCATCGCAGGAGGGGATTGCCCTTGCCCAGACGACTCGGGGAGTGGTCGGGCCTCAGAGCGCCGCAGTTCATGCGGTCGCGAATGGCGGCCAACCCCGCCCCTTCGTCGTCCCGCATGGAGATCGTGAACAGGCCCTGGAACCACGGCCGCCGGTCCGGGCGTTTGACTTCACGGAAGTGGAAACAAGCTTCGCCGTCGGAGAGGCCGGTCAGGTACCAGCCGAACGCTTCATCCGACATGGTGGCGATCCGATGCGCGAGCATTGGGCATCTCCGTCTGGATGCGGAGAATCTGCCGCGAAACAGGGGCGGGATGAACGTCCGTTGAACTTCCGCGGCGGTGTTTACAACCAAGGCTCGTGATGCAGCAACCCACCGGGGTGTGAACGCTCACACCCCGGCATCCGAACCACCGATCGACCGGGAACACGCACATGGCCGCCAAGAAACCCAACCCGACGACACCGGCGACCGAGGCGGCATCGACCCCGGCACCAGCCGCACCGGAGTTGCCGGCCGCGACGCCGCCCGTTGTGCCGCCCGCACCGGAGACGCCACCAGCCGCGGCTTCGACCGAACCGCCACCAGAGGTGACGCCACCGACAACCACAACCGCCGAGTTGCCGCCCGAACCCGCCGTCGAGCGGAATGACGAGGCGGACACCGGCGAACCCTTCGGCCGGACGGAGGCCCTCGCCCGGTTGGGCCTGATCGAATTCCAACTCGGCCGGGCCGACAACCTGGCCGACGTGAAGGCCGCGGTCGCCGACCTGACCGCACTGCTCCGGGCCGTGCTGACGGCCTGAACCGCCAACCTTGCAGGGTCGAGAAGCGGTCCATCTCGCCGTGCTCATGACGCGGAGAACGCCGGTCCGAATCCGGCCCCTGCGACTGCGAAGGAACCCCGACCGAGGAACCAACCGATGTCCGTTTCCGCCACCAGCCTGTTCTTCAAGTACGGCAAGCCGATCATGGCGAAGCACGTCGAGACCGGCACGCACAACGCCGGCGACGTGGTGGTGATCGGCTCGACGCCGTTCGTCGCCCACTCCGACGTGCCCAGCTACACCGGCGGCACGCTCACCGACGCCCTGGCCTGCCGCGGGGGCATCTACACCGGCCAGACCGACGGCTCCGGCACCATCGGCCAGGACGCCTACTGGAACATCACCTCCAAGAAGTTCACCAACACGTCAGCCGGCAACGTCCACTTCGGCACGTTCGTGTCCGGCCCGACGGGCGACCTGGCCGGGGCGGCGGTCACCACCGACGGCGACCTGGCCGACGTGCTGCACGCTCCGAAGTCGGTCGCCACCTCGGCCGCCGTCAAGAGCGAGGCGACGATCAGCATCACCTCGACTCTCACTGCCGCCCAACTGCTCGCCGGGTTCATCAACTCGGCCCCGGCCGGGGCGATCAACTTCACCCTGCCGACCGCCGCCCTCATGGTCGCCGGGATGAAGGGGTGCAAGGTGGGCGACGCCTTCGAGTGCTCGATCGAGAACACGTCGGGCGGGGCGAACGCCATCACCTTGCTCGCCGGCGGTGCGACCCTCCGCGGCGGAACTTCGATCGCTCAGAACAAGTCGGCCATCCTCCGCGGCGTCATCACCAACGTGACGGCGGCGGCCGAGGCGTACACGGTCCACAGCATCGTCGGGGCGTAACCCCCGCTCCGGGGGTGTGATCGTTCACACCCCCAACCACCCGGAACCACAAGGGCGAACCCGTGAACACGACGGCATTGGAACGTCTGAAGGCGGCGATCGTCGCCGCCGGCGACCACCCGCAAGCCCTCACCACGACGAAGGCGGGCGACGTGGTGTTCGTGCTCAGCACGATCCCGCCGGAGAAGCTCGCCGCCCCACTGTCCGCCTCGCCAGACGGGTCGGTGACGTTCATTCCCGCCGACCTGCTCCGCGGGGCGAAGGGGGTGAAGGCCGACGTGACGATCCACCAGTACGCCCGGCAACTGGAACTGGCGCTCACGCTGGTGGACACGCCGGCCCCCGCACCGACCCCGAGCGTGAGCGAAGCGTGAACCGCCGCCGGCTGAAGTTGGTGGAGGTGGCCATCTTCGTCGGGTGGGCGGTGGTGGTGGTTTCGGCCGTCGCGTGGGTGGCGTGGTCTGTGATTCAGCAAATGGGAGGGGTGCGGTGAACCAGCGGGACCGCGGGCAGGAGGCACTGATCCGCCGACAGAAAGCCGCCCGCGGTGTGACCGCCACCTACACCCGTGGCGCGACCTCCGTTCCGCTCGTGGTCTGGGACGGGCGGACCCTGTTCAGCCGTCAGCCGACCGAACCGGGTGGGGCCTCGGCGGTGTGGGGCGACCGCGACTACCTGTTCGCCGTCGCCGACCTGGCCGCCGCCGGCATCGCGGGCCGGCCCGTTGACGGCGACCGCATCACCGAGACGATCGGCGGCGTGGCGTTGACCTTCGAGATCATGACGCCGGAAACCGGCGAGGACTCGGTTCGGCACTCGGACCAAACCCGCACCGTCTGGCGGGTTCACACCAAGCGGGTGATCTGATGGCGTCGCGGGTGGCCGAAGTTGCCGACGCCCTGGCCGACGCGATCCGCACGGCGTGGGGGCCGAACGCCCCGGACGCGGTGAGCCGAGTGTGGTTCAAGAAGATCAACCTGGACCCGGAGAAGCCGGACGTGCTCACCGGCCGCCAGGTGTTCGTGATCGGCGGCGTGGCGGAGCGTGCCGAGGTGATCGACCGGGCCGAACAGCAGCGGCGGTACACGGTCGGGGTGCTCACCTGCGAGCGGTACACGGACGCCCCCGGCGACGTGCCCGACGCCTGGATCGACGAGCGGGTGGCGTTCGTCGAGCAGAAGGTGTTCAACACACTGGCCGACCCGCACCTGGACATCCTCGGCGGGACCGTCGTGGGCGAGGTGGACGCGGTCCCGGCGATCGACGTGCCCGTTGACCGCGAGATGATCCAAACCAAGCGGGCCTTCTGGTCTGTGGCCACGTTCACCTTCTTGGAGGTGGTGCAATCATGACCGTGAAATACGGGTTCAAGGGAACCATCAACAACAACACCGGCAGCTACGGCACGCCCACGTGGTCGGCGATCTCCAACGTCCGCGACGTGATGGTGAACGCCGACCCGGAGAAGTTCGACGCCAGCACGCGGGCCGGGAACGGGATCAAGCAGTACGAGCCGACCCTCATCGACCTCGGCGTCACCGGCAAGATCCGGTCCGACGAGACCGACACGAACGGCTTCGTCGCGATCGAGACGGCGTTCCTCACGCGGGCGTCGATGGACCTGATGATTCTCGACGGCGCGGCGACCGTCAGCGGCAGCCGCGGCTACCGCTTCGACGCCAAGGTGTTCAAGTTCGGTGAGGATCAGAACCTTGGCGGGGTCAACTTCCGCGAGTTCGAATTCGCCCCGTGCGTGTCCGCCAACGCCCCGTCGAAGGCGGTGGTGACGACCGGCTCGCCGGTGTTCACCGCCCTCTGACGCGGGGGCCGCCGTGCTCGACGCCCACGCGACGACGCAGTGGTTCTTCGACCGGGCGGAGGTCGCCGCCCGAATCGACCCAGAAGTACGGAAGGCGTTCTCCAAGTTCGGGGCGTTCGTCCGCCAGCGCGCCCGCACCAGCCTGAAGTACGGCGACCGCTCGTCGGCCCCCGGCCAGGTGCCCACCGTCCACCGCACTCAAACGCGGCGGAAGACGAGCAAGAAGACGGGGAAGGCAACGGTTCAGCGGGTCAGCCCGCTGCGGGAACTGATCTTCTTCGCCTTCGACCCGATCAAGGATTCGGTGGTCATCGGCCCCACCCTCGGCGGCTCCAACAGCGGGGCGCCGGAGGCGATGGAACACGGCGGGGTCAACCGCTTCGTGTCGAACGGGGAAGTGCGGGTCGCCCACTACGCCGCTCGGCCGTTCATGGCCCCGGCGTTCGCCGCCGAGGGGGAGAAGGTGCCCGACTTGTTCAAGGACCTCATCAGGTAGCCACATGACGACATTCAAGGACACCGCCGGCCGCGACTGGTCATTGCGGATCACGGTCGGCTCGCTCCCCAAGCTGCGGGAAACGGGCCTCGATCTGAACAAGGTGCGGCAGGGCGACGGGTCGGGTTTCGAGGCCCTCGGCGACCCGGAGACGCTCGGCCGGCTGGTGTGGCTGCTGTGCAAGTCGCAGGCGGAGGCCGCCAACGTCAGCGAGGAACAGTTCACCGAGGCGCTCGACGGCCCAACCGTGGCCGACGCCACCCAAGCCCTGCTCGGGGCCATCGTGGATTTTACCCGGCGGCCGGAAGTGGCGAAGGCGATGAAGGCGAAGCTTCCGGCCGTGATGGAGAAGCAGGACCGGACGGCGATCAAGATGATCGAAGCCTTGAGCGTCTCGGATGGGGACTTGCCTCCGTCGCCGGCATCGACGCCACCGACCGCACCATCCGCGAACTGATGTGGGCGGTGGACGGCCGCCAGCGGGCGGAGTGGCAGCGGGCGGCGCTGATGACCGTCCACATCATCAAGGCGGTTTCGGTGAGCGGTGAGGTGCCGGACATCAACGAACTGATCCCGAAGCGGTATCGCCCCCCGCCGCCGCCGCCGCGGGTGCTGACGCCGGAGCAGGAGAAGCGGGAGACGCGGAACGCCCTGGCCCTGATCGGCCTGGCCCTCAACGACCCGAACCCATTGGGGTGATCTGTGGCAGCGTCTTCGGGAACAACGCCGGGCGGGGTGCGAATGGGTCGCGCCTTCGTCGAGTTGTTCTCCAGGAACACCATGCTCTACCGCGGGCTGGATGAGGCCAAGAACCGGCTGAAGTCGTGGGGGGCGGGCCTGGCCAAGAGCGGGGGCGGGATGGCCGCCGCCGGCGGCGG